GAAGATCAGCTGGCATACTTACATAACGATTACCAGCAGTAAAATTAGATGTTGCATATTTTCTAAGATCATCATAATCAACTTTACCTGCTATATCTAATTCAGTGTTTCTAATAAACTGGTCTAAAATGGTGTCTGTTAAAACATTACTATCTACCTCAGTGTAGTTTCTTACTTGTGTTAAAAATGTTGAATGTGTTATAGCCATTATGAAATACTCACTGTTACAGTTCCTAATAAAGTAAACGCTTGTCTACTTCTATTTTGCAAAGATGGATCTCTAGGCTTCATGGATGAAATTTGAGTTGTTACACCATCGCCTGTTACCGATTGATTAAAAACTTGAAAAGCAAAATCTCCTGGTAAAGTCAAATTTGCAGTAATCATACCTTGACCACCAGATGAAGCTACTGCACCATTTACAGTTTCAGGTTGTTGAAAATCTTGTGATCTAGTATTTAACAAAGCTATAGGATCCGCTTTGTGATATGGTGGATCAAGTTGTGGGTGTTTAGCTTCGTATTCTGATATATGCACTAATGAACCATTCCATTCTTTTACCATTTCTGTATATGGAAAGGCTTGTCCTGATCTATCAGATATTGCTTTTGATCTTTTACCTCTTGCGTAACTCATTATACTCCATCTCCAAAGTAAGTTTGTGGTGTAATATAAACCGAAGTTCTTTGACCGTCTTCAGTCAAAGCTCTTTGTAATTCATCTTCATAAATTAATCTTAAATTTTGTGTTAAATTTGGCGTTTTTTTCATAGATAAAAAATAAGCTAGTCCAGAACACATACAGGGTAAAAATCTGTAAGAAACATTAGCTTGATTTGTATAAGCGCCAGCGTCTTCTATTCTATTAATCGTGTAGAATTTAAGCGTAGTGAACGTGCTCGCATCAGGAGCTAAATATAAATTAATTGTAGGTGTAATTTGTCTATCAACAAAATATTGTGAGGGCTGCCCCGTTTGTAATTTATTTGGTAAAGCTGCGTATGCAGATCTATCAATTTTTGTTAAAGAAACGTCATTTGTAGACGAGGTATTACCCGCAGCATTTGTAGTTGATATGTATGCCTCTAAAACATCACTAACATTACTCGACACAGAATAAGTAGCTTGTCCTGCAACTAACGCGACTTCATTTAGCTGCACTTTCCAAAGATGTACTCCTCTGTTTCCCCACTCAGAAAATAATAAGTTTAAACTACGTCTTGCTGATCTTAAATCTCTCCCACTATTAGTCCGTATACCACATCTCTCATATGCTTCTTCTATGATATCATCGATATTTAAATCGAATGCTGTAGTTCCTGACGTAGCCATAATTCATTACATTAAGTCTTTATAATAATCTAAAGACTTTCCTGGTATTAATTGTTGATCTTGCAAACCAGATCCTGAAGTTCTTGCTGCTCCATATCCTCTTACAGATTTACCCATAGCAGCCTTCATAATTTTACCTTTTTTTGCAAAACCCATTTTACGAGTAACATCAGGTCTTTCAGCTTTTAATTTTCTTAAACCTTCACCTTTTGCACCCTCTGGTATTTTTTTTAATGCCATATTTCCTCCTTTATATCCTTGTGCTTTTAATCTTTTTGTAGCTTCTTTTAATCCACCACCTGCTGCTTTCAAAACAGTCCCTAAAGTCTTAGCTTGTGCAGCATGTAATTTAGAAGCTTTTTCCAAAGCTCCTTTAACTTTTTTTACTTTCATCATCTTACCTTTAGATGCTTTTTCTACACCTTTAATAATGCCTTTATTTTTAGAAGCATAAAAAACTTCTTCGCCTTTTTTCTTTCCATATTGTTTTTTCATAGACTTCATAATTTCTTCACCTTTTTCTGTTAATGGCATAATTGAATCCTCCTTTATTATAAGATATTGCCCCACCTTTACTTTTTGGCTTTGCGTAATCCAACATAGACTCAAAACCTACATCTTTGTATTTCTTACCTTTATAAAAATCTCTTTCTCTTTTAACTGCTTTAGGATCTCTTTTCTTTACACCTGCAGCAACAGCCGTTACAGCAAGTCCCACTGGTGTAGCAGCTCTTACAAATCTACTTGCCTTATATAATTTAGCCATTCGACTTGTGACTAAGGCTTTTGATGTGCCTTTACCGACATTACCCGACATTGCTTTAGCTATATTTTCACCAACTGCTTTTGCTTTTTCAGGTGTTTTGATATCAACCAATGGTTTTTTTAAAATCTCACCAGCTTTTTTTACTTTAGCTCCAATAGCTCCAAATAAATTTTTACCTTGTGTAATAGCTTTACCTAAACCTTGATCTGCTTTACCAATTAAATTTTTTGTGTAATCTGTCATTTTTGGAGATACACTTACTCCTTCACTAGCTTTGATTACACCACCAATCTTATTTCCTTTTTTTCTAGATTTCATAGTTCCTTTAAAGTCTTTTACTTTCAACCCACTCATATAAACACCGCTAGGAAACAGATCAAAAATTTTAGTTTGTTTATTCACTAAAATAGGTCTCTTCTTATCTGTTCTTTTGAATTTGCTCATATGTCGATCATACCACCATAGTATTTCTTAGTAAATGTCTTAACATTCGTTGGTTTAGGTCCCACATTGGCAGCTGCCCGTTTCCTGGCAACGGCAGACTTTCTTTGACTTTCTGTCATTCGTCTCGCTTTCGCTAGAGGCACGCATTTTGGATAAGCTCTCTTCCTGTCCTTTTCTAATTTTGAACGACCACACGGAGCGAAGGAACCATCTTTTCGCTTGCTCCCAATATCTACCCATTTTTGTTTGAACCATTCTTTTAGCCCTCCCTTTTTAAAACTCTTAGAAAAAGTTATTCCTATATTTTTACTCTTACCTTGTTTTGTTCCTTCAATACCAAAAGTAGAACTCTTTCCTTCTTTGGTAATGTTTAAACCTAAAATACTATTTATGTTTTCTTTATTAATTTTACTAAAAGGTTTTTCTCCCTTAACACCTACAGTTACACCTTTCTTTTTAATACTTAAATCAACTCTTGGTGAAGTTACATATTCATCATCATAAATTTGCACACCACCACCAACTGTAGTGCCTCTTAAGTAATCTGGTAATATTTTTTTCTTTCCCATTATTTAATTAAATCTTTATAGTATTTTACTAAACTAGGGTTAGAAACTTTTTGTCCTGCTAAATCACCTTGAACATAACTACCATCGTAAGGTTGCATCTTACTTGCAAATGTTCCAGTCGTTGCTTTTATCATTTTACCTTTTTTTGCTGGCTTAGGTCCTCTAAAGTCTTTTCTTTTCACTCCTGATGGATCTTTAATTTTACCAGCACAAATTTTACTAGCGTATGCGTTAGCATATGCTGAGGGGTATACCTTGAACTTTCTCTTCGCTGCTGCTTTACCTCTTGGACAAAGTTTAGTCATTATCTTCTCCTGTTAAATTTTGTGCGGCCGCATTGAGAGAGATATTCTTCTCCTTTTTACGGTTGTACAACTTTTTAGATTGTATCACTTTCTGGTTGAGGTTGCTAGACCTTAAACTTTTTGCGATTGGATTTGAACTTAGGATTTGTTTTAAGTTTAATAGCTTTGATAACTCTACGTTTTTTTTCTTTTTCATCTCTGGCACCTCTCATTTTGCCTTCGATTTGTTTGGGTATAGATCCTCTTGTTATTGCCATTTTATTCTAACCATGGTTTATATATAACCTTACCATCTTCTCTCATAGCTCGCAATGATTGGTTTCTGTTACTGTTAGTAGAATACGAACAATGTATCCAGCCTGAAGTCGGTTCGTTATCTTTGTAAAATTCTAATATGAGTTGGTCGTATTCTAGCTCGTTCTTGATGTACAAAGCCAACTCTCTATTATCTACACCAGGTATTTCAAAATCTGCTGCGGCTGCACCATCGTCTGCTACATGTTGAGAATTTACTGAACTTCCTATCTCTAGGCACAGCTGAGCACAACGGAATCCGCTAGATATAATTAATGGTTTATCAAAATGTGAGCGCACTGGTTGCAATATATTTATTGCTAGATTTTTAAGATTCTCAATCTGTTGTGGATTAGGATTATTGTTTATACCTTTTCTCTCCGCAACCTGAGACTTAGTCAACTCATCAAGAGTTATGTTAGCTGTCAGTTTCATCTTTATTCTCCTCTATTTGGTAAAACATTTTGTCTGTATCTTCTGTAATCCAGTCTTTATTTTCAACTGTCCAGTAAGTGTTTTGCACTTTATAGTCTGGCCAAGATCTATCAGTAGTATAGTTAGAAATGCTCCACAAGATACGATTATTAGGCTGAGCAGCATAATTGCCGTTATCAAGTTCCAATATATGTGCACACTTGTGTTCTTGAGGTATTTCAGAATGTTCAGTATCAATTTCATTTACTTCAGGTGTCCCCCAATCAATTGTAAATAAGTATTCTCCTTTATAAAATTTTTTATCTTTCCCTAAGAACTTACCACGCATCCCACCAAGAAAATCAAATTCAGTGACACTAGGGTAGTAACTAAAACAGTTCCACAGCTCCAGCTCGTCAACTGACATATCCGGCACTTGGGCTCTATCATGAGATTTTTGGAAAAACGCTGAGATAGGCAGACGCCAATAGCACGCACCATTCGGTAACATGCAATGAAATAATAGGGATTTTCCCGTAAGACTCGCCAAACCAAAGATAATGCAGTCCATACTTTCTTTTTTATATTTAGGATCCAAATCATATAAATACTCCTTTTTTACTTTTGCATATATTGTTGGAATGTTAATATTAAGATAAGCCATAATTAATCAATAACGTTTAATCCTGTTTCTCTATTTAAATATTTATACTCTATCTTATGTATATCAAATTCTTTCATTATTGTATTACATATATCTTTCTCGTTAAAGTCTCCACAAGAATATACATCAAGTTGCATTAAAGCAGGTTTTGGTTCATCCCAAATATGCATTGCAATATGCGATGTTTCGATGATTGCTACTGCAGTTATCCCCCTATTTCCATCCATATTACAATATTTCACATAAGGACCCATAAAAACTTTCATATTAATGGATTCTATAAATTTTAACATCCACTCTTTTAACTGTTCTTCATCTGTTGGAGGTTTACTTGCTTCAGCTCTAATAATTAAATGTTTATGTACAAGTAAATTTTTTTTCATATAGTATTTTTATTTTTTTCTTTACAGATAAACTTAACAATTATATCATACGCATTCACTTGATCCTTTCCTATCCCGTCTAAAATAGTTTGTGAATCTTTATATCCCTCTTGTAAACAATCATATTTTGTTAAAAACTCTTTATGTGAGATTAAGGGTGGGTAACAGTCATTCTGCAACTGAGAACAAACGATTAAAACTAATGCATATTTCATTTATCATTGAGTCCATAATAAATTACTACACATAACAAAATAAATGCTATGATGGTGTTAATTGGTAAAAAAGGTTCTACTACATAATTTTCCATTACTCAGATACTCCTATGATCCATAATACTAAGAAAACAAAACAAATAGGTTCCATTATCTTAATATTTTGACTATCTTTTTTCTGTCCATGTATATCTCTGTTTGAGCCTCTACCTTCTTACAAGAAAACACAACTCTTTCAGGGTTTACCTCATTCTGCGCGATACGCTTGGATTTCAAACAATCGCTGAGGTTATTTTTATATACATGCTCTATCATATTTCCGTTTAAAGTTAGAATAAGTGCAAATACAGTTTCTATCATTGATGTTTACCACTTCCGTTTCTTATTAGTTTCTCTACGTCTTCAGTTAACTTCTCGGTTCTTTTCTTTAAAAATTCTATGTTAACTGCGTTGTTTCTCATACCTTTAATTTCCACCTCTACGTCCTCTAGTAAACCACTAACGTGTTCTACGATCATAAAAAGCTCTGCTTCTCCAGCTGATTGACCCAACTCACCTCTTGGATATTTTATTCTAAACTCTGAGTTTTGATCCAAATCTTTTTGCATCAACTCTATTTTCGTAGAGTGTTGATTTAATTTTTCATGAATACCAAAGTAAGCCCAGGTTCCAATTGCGATTATCGCGATCAGACTGGCAACCGTTTTCATTGGCATTTGTACAGCTGCGGACTCAGAAATTTTTAGGGCCATAAACTACCTGTTGAATCTTCCAACAATCCAGTTCCAACCAGCTTTAATTTTGTTCCAAATAGTTCTAACTACCCACAAAATTTGTTGTTTTATTTTTTCTAGCATTTCCATCTTCTCCTTGCTTGTCTCAATCTTGAGTTAGGATCTTTGGCTGCTTTTGGAAACTTTTTCATTTGCCCTAAACTTCTAGCACAAAATGATTTACGTCTCTTTGCATCTTTAGATCCTGGTTTCACTTTACCAGTTACTGCAGTTTTTAGTTTAGATCCAGGATTATCCCTCCTGTATTTAGCTACTCCTGCAGCGGTCATCCCCGCCCCTTTTTTTGTAGGACGAAAATATTTTTTGTTTCGTGGAGGCATCACATCACCTCCACGTTTTAAATTTAAAAGTTCTAAAGTATATTTAGTAACTTCCATCGAAAAATACCGTTACACTATCAAATCCACCACTGATGTCGATAAATGCACCATCAGGATAACGAATACCTTCATCAGGAATGTAAGGATCTAAAAAACCAGCTGCAGCAGGTGCATCTAGTTCTAATCTTTTATCTCCTGATTGTGATCCATTTCTAATGATCATTGCGCCAGCGGCTGAAGATTTTGATACTCCATGCATTCCTCTAACTCTTGTCGCCCCAGCAAAAACTATCCCTGTTGTGTCAGTTGTCGCTGTGAATCCAGCAGACACTGCAGTTATAGAGGCACCGTGAGCAATTTGCGTTACTGTCAAAAACTTTGTTGAACCAGTAACTGTTCCAGCGTTTGGACCAGTTCCAATTGTTTCTGTAACAGCATTTCCACTCGCGTCAGTTCCCGTAATTGTGAATGAAACAGAAGCGTTATTGGATGCAGAAGTTAATGTAACAGTCGTTGACATGTTTGAGCCGTCATTTACTGAAGCTCCAGTGAGATCCATATTACCAGCACCCGATTTTGTTTGCACGGCTGCTAATGAAACATTACTCGCTGAAACAGCTTTAAACATTTTCGCCTGTATACTTGTACTTGACATATTTTCTCCTAATTAGGAGCTCCCGAAGGAGCTCCAGTTTAATTATTATACTAAGTCTAATGTTTCTGTAAATGTAATACCAATGAATGTTACTACGATAGACGCACCAGACGCTCCAGGATCTGCCATTGTCACTCTGATTTCATCAGGTGTTAATGGTATTCCTGCTGTCGTTCCAGATCCACCAGATCCTACACCCGCAACACCGTTGCAAGCAAAGATTTGTGCTCCAGCTGCACTTGTAGATAAAACTGCTCCATCCACATATGCGTTAGGGTCACCAGCTGTTCCTACATCTGTAATATTTCCGCCAGTAGTTGTAGCTGCTGTATTTCTTACAACACAGAACATTGGAATGAAGTTAGCTGGAAAACCGATTGCTGCTTCATCGCCTGTAGTGTTCCCGTTTGTTATAGATACAGTCGCTTGGTAAGTTTTCATTACGAAACCATCAGTTGCGATACTGCTTAAAAATAAAGCACCTGACTCTACAGCTGCATCAGCTGTAACTGAGTTTCCGCCTGTTACGCCATTAACATCTGCAATTTTTGTAACTGCACCTGTTGTTGCGTTTTTTACGATTGTTTCGAAACCATTTTCCGATCGGACCGGTCCCGAAAAAGTTGTATTTGCCATAATTTATTTCTCCTATAGTTTTATACCTGCAGTCTCTATAGCGTCTGCCTAGCCAGTCTGCAAGTTAATTAATCTAGGTCTTTACATTATACATAAAAAAAGGGGCGATGTGAACACCGCCCCTTTAAATTGTAATACTGTTAATTAGTATTAGCTAGTTGGTAATTTACCGTTTCCAAATACACATCTTGGATCTGAGAATCCAAAAGAGTATCTTTCTCTAGCTTTAAATCTAACGTTACCAGTATCGAAGTCACCTTCTATCGCAGTTTTGATTGGCGATCTAACAAAGTGTTTGAAACCGTTAGGTACGTCAGTCAAGATAAAGAATGAATCTGTATCAGTTAAAAAGTTATTAACTCTATAACCTTGAGGGATCATTCCCATAGAAGCGATAGCATTGATGTCGTTATCTGCAGTTGCCGTTCTTTGAGGAGACTTCATTAATCTCTCAGCTGTAAATTGTAATTCTTTTGGAATTATCATTTTTACACCTTGAGAAGCGATTTTTAAGCCTCTTTCATCAACGAATCCTGCGATATCGATCAATGATTGTTCTAACGAAGTTTCGTTTAAGTCTGCAGCTGTTGATAGAACGTTTGAGAAAGTTCCGCCTGTTGCAAGTGGGTGTGCACTATTAATTAATGACTTACCGTCACCACCTGTTACAGTTGTAACTTGCGCTTGGTTCAATACGTTTGCAGCTTTTACTTGCTTCGTATTTGACATAGATCTTGCTAATGCTCTTGTGTATCTAGCAGCAAGTCTGTCGTATAGGTTATCTTCGATTGCTTCTTCTGTGATAGCAAATGCTAACGCGATTGTATCGTGTGTGTATCTAGCTGTGAAAGTTTCACCTGCTGTATCAAACACGACTCCTGCACCTTCTTGTTTTACTGGTGCTGAAGCGAAACCGCTTAACATTACTTCTTCTTCGAAAGCTCTGTCAGATGTTTCTGATATGTAAATCTCCGCATGTTGATTTTCATATCTATTATATTCCAGGCCGAATAAAGCATTCAAACCTGGCTCTAGTTCTTTAACTAGTTGTGCTCTTGATATTGCCATAGTTATTCTCCTTTATTATGCTATGCCTGTTCTGCTTCTATATTGGTGGTGGTTTATTCTCACCAAGATATTAGCGTTTGATGTAGCCGTATCAGAGTTATCTGGATCTTGACATATATCAATTGCTTGTAAAACAAATGATACCGTAGTTCCAGAATTTGACACGTCTAATTGAACTTTTGAAAGTCCAGTTTGCGTTACACCTGTTGTATTGTTTACGGCGTAGTTCTTGTAAAGATCTGCTCTCGTAAATGCTTCATCAGCATCAATCAAGAAAACCGCATCTGGGTCATCTACAACAAAAGCTGTTATATCACTCGCAGCAATTCCACCTGGGTAGAAATTTTTGAAAGTTGGCTTTTGAGTAGTTGGATCTGTATAAAAACAACCGTTAAACACGCCCACTACAGCTGTCGATAGACCAGCGGCTCCACTTGCATCATATCTTTCGATATTTCCTGTACCTTTTGGAATTACCAAGTCACCTTGGAAGATTGCAGTAGCGTAACCACTTGCTATTGTATATCTGTTTTGAGCTCCTACTAATGGTGTACCGTCTAGTTTTCTGTAAGGTCTTAGACCGAACTTTTCACTTACGTTTGCCATGTTTTAGTTTCTCCTATTTAACATATTGTTTAAGACCCTGTAGCAATTGCAAAAAAATTATTTCTTGCGACTACCACCAAAGGTCACTCTAGACTGTCTATCAATATTGATAGGCATGTCTGGGTGTTGTTCCTTCAAGAGTTCTCTATCAACGGCTTCCATCCTATCTTGAGTAATTTTATCAAAATAAGCTTGCCTTTGAAGAAGTATCTCTTCAGGTATCCTTGCCAACACAAGGCCTCCAATCCCGATTAACCCCTGATATTTGCCTTCGGTAAAAACTGGATAATGGTTTTTGCCATTTTCTTTTTCAACTTGTTCAGCTGAAACAAATGACCAACCTTCTCTCAATTTTTTAGATACATTAGATGTATCTTCAAACCCTTGGACGGTAACTCTTATCCATCTATGGGCATAACCTTTTGGCGCAGGTGGCGCATCCAAACTGGATGGTGGAGCCCAAACTTTTGGAGCTTCTTTGCTCTTTCTAGTTTCTGACTCGCGTGAAGTTTTATTTACTTTTTCCATATTAATTATCCTCCTTCACGTATCTAGCGTATTCCTCTAGTGGCACCCCTAATCTTTTAGCGATAGCTACCTGTGATCTGGTGAGTTTCACAGTTCGGCGTCCTTGTTGTTTTCGGCCGGCTGAAGCAACAGTTTGGACGGGCTTCTTTTGCTCCTTTTTTTGCTCGGCGTCATCAGATGCAAAAGATGAAGGAAAATACTTCCTTAATCTTGCATTGACTTCATTATAATACTCATCACTATCTACTTCAAGACCCTCGGCGGCCAAGTTGTTATGTATAGTAATTGCAGCATTAGTCATGACTTCGTCCTCTCCAAACCATTTATTATCTTCAGCCCACTTCTTAGCTTTAGGTGTAATATTAGTTTGTTCTTGTGAGAGAACACCTTCTTGAGGTTTGCTTTCAACGTTTTGTTGTTGTTGTGTTTTTTGTTTTTCTTCCTCTTGTGCTTTTATTTCAGCTCTATGCGCTAACTCCAATCTTGCTTTTTCTTTTTCTACAGCAAGTTTTGTTAACGTATCATTAGCCTCCATAATCTTATCTACATCATTCTTTTCAATGGCATCTCTAAGAACAGTTTTAGTTTGTTCTCTTTGTGCATCTACTCTAGCGTCTAATTCTTTAAGATATGATTCATCTGTAGAATTAAATTTTTTGATTGTAGAGTCGTACTTTTTCTGTAAACCCTTAGCAAAATCTAAAGCAGCTTTTTCTCTTCTTTCTGCCTCATGTCTTTTTCTAACAAGTTTATCTATTCTTTTTTGAACAGATTCAGTGTACTGATTTAAGTTGTCTTTCTTTTCTTCAGTTTTAGATTCAACCTTTTTTTCTTCGACAGGTTTTTCCTCCTCAACTATTTCTTCGACAGCAACTTTTTCCTTTTCTTCTTTAGGCTCTTTACTGTGATCAGTGTAACCTAAATCAACCTCTCCTACGTTAAGGTTAGGTTTTTCTTTTTCTTCTTTCTTTTCCTCTTCTTTGATTTCAACGTTTTCTTCTTTAACGTCATCTGTATCGAGCTCAACTTGTTTTTCAGCTCGCAACAATGCATCTGCACTGTAGTCTTTTACCTCTGCCATATATATCCTCCTTTAAAATAAATGGAGAATATTTTCTGGGTCTTTGATTTTTCCTATGATTTCGTCATCGTTAAGAATACGGTGTTCACCATATTTAGTCTGAAATCTTGATCCTGAGTATCTTCCATAAATAACAAATTCACCTTCTTTACACCAGGCTCCTGATGGAAATTTGGATTTATCTTTAAAACAAAGATCTCCCATTTTTACAACAAGTCCTACGACTGTAGTCATTTGAATTTTGTCATGAGTTTCATCAGATAAAAGCAAACCACCTTTGGTTTTTTTCTTACCCGACCATGGACGTACTAACATTCTATAACCAACTGGTTCAGGAATGATTTCAAGATATTTCTTAACTTCTTTCGGATCTCTAGGAATTTGTGATTCTTCCTCATTACCTTTATCTTTTTTTTCGATAATTGGTATTTTAGGTTTAATCAACTGTACCATCTATATCCTCCTTTTGCAGGTTTTTAATATCCTGAAGCAATGCCTCTAAGGCATTGATTTTTCCTCTACTATACATTAATTGATCTAACGACTCAACACTATAGCAAACGTGGTCTTTAGATCGCTTAATTTCTTTATTAATATGATTTTTTAAAATATCAACTGTTGTTGGATCTAACATATTTTTCTAAACAAATTTTGCTTGTTGAAGACTCTATAGTTTTAAAATTCCAGTAAGTTAAGGCATGAGCAATTATATCCATTCTATAATGAATATGATCATCAAATACAAATCTAGTGTGCTCTGCTGATCTGTCAGCGAACCAGATAGCTTCTCTTAAAACCTCTTTAGTAGTATGCGGACCATCAAAATGCACAAAAGAAAAACTTAGTCTTTTGTATGACTCAGAATTCATAAAATCTACATCAGTTGTGTTTACAAAATGAAACTTACCCCTATTTGTATAATCTGCAAAATCTTTGATCATTTGATCTCGCATTGAATCTGGATAAGTTGGAGGTCTTCCGTCTACAGTGTGATCCCAATGAAAATGTTCATCATTATCAAAGTGTTTGTATTTTAGGTCACCGTAAGGGTCTACACCTATGTGGAAATAATTATTAAGTACATTATCGATTATTATTTTTGATCCTTGACCCTCTCTTACACCTAGTTCACAAGTATGATGACCTTTGCAATCAAAATTTTTTGACCACTTTTCTAATAAATCGTAATCTCCACTATCTCCTCTAATCATTAGAGTTTATTTTTTACCTCTAAAAATTTGTGTACCCTTTATACCAAAAATACTCGCGACAACTAAAATCCACAAATTTGTGAACCATGATGGGAGCGACTGGAAATATTCAAAAAATAATTTTACCTTCTCCATCGCTTCAGGATCGTCACTCATTACTGCCCACATTAAAACCACGATGGGCGCCGAAATAATAATAAGAACAAATTCATCCTTATAGTCGTTTTGACGAGCCTCTAAAAGTTTGCCCTGGTAAGCTTCTTCCCCTCGGGCCATCTTCTCTGCGTGCATAAGCTGTGCATCCGACATAGCCATCTTCGTCTTTTGACGATTAGCATATATTTTTGCCCCAGCTTGCATCGCTATTTTTGCTAAACTAAACCAAGCCATTAAGCTCTCCCTTCTTTTTTTCTAATTTTATTTTTACCTGCTTTAAAAATATTTGCAACCGCAGTTTTTCCCATAACCTTTGCTCTTTGCTCTCCAACAGTTAAAATTTGTATTTTTCTTGCAAAAGGTTTATTTATATTAGAAACTTTATTAACAGTATTTTTGGCATCTTGCACTGTAGCAAATTTAATTCTTACAGTGTCTTTTGGATTTTCATCTGTGTATAATCTTCTATCAGAACCTTTAGGTTTTTTTCCGGTTCCAACTTTTGGATCCTTACTCATTTAACTCCTGTAAATTTATGTCCTTTAATTGCTGCACCCATTCCTCTTATACCATCAGGTCGAGATGGGCAAGAAAATTTATAATTTTTAGTCATTTTACCTTTTCTCATCTTTATTGGTGGGATTTGAGAATTTGGCCCTTTTAGAGGAGGGGGCCCGCTAGGTACCCCTCCACTCTTGTAGGCTTGAAAGGGGAAAAAATCTTTCTGCCTAAAAGACGCGTTAATATTATTATCAGATTTTATAGGTTTTTTCAAAATCTTTTTTAAAGGTTGATCATCTCCATTACCACCAGTATTTGTCATAGGCCCTTTAGGGCTTTTCATTCTATAATTATAAATTGGTGATCCCGATAATCTCGCTTCAGCAGTTTTTTTCTCAATTTGTGGTGTAAGCATTTGTGATATCTTAGATTTTGCTTTTTTTAATCCAGTGTATGCAAAACCAGCACCACTTACATCAAACACAGTTTTTCCTATTGCAGATACTGCTGCACTAGTAGATCTATCTTTTGTTAATAAAGTTTTTTTAGCTTGCGCAGTTTGTGAATTTTCACCCCCACCTCCAGTTGAAGGTGTACTTGTCATTCCCATTTCGTTACCAAAATGAGCAGCTGATTCATAATCAAAATTACCACCTTTTGATAATTTTTTTACTTTATTTTTTAATTTTCTTTTTTTGTACATCTAATTTCTCTCTAGCAACCTTAATTCTTTCATCGTGTCGCTCTTGATTGTCCTCTAATTTCATTTTTTCAATATCTAATTTTTCTTCAACTTCTTGTTCCTTCAATTCAAAGTTCATTTGGTTTTCAGTCGCTTTTCTCTGAAGATCTAAAGCTCTCAAATCTAACTCTCTTTGTTTTAAAGCAACTAATGGGTCCTGATTAGCAGCACCTTCTGATTGAGCAAGCTCATTTGTTATTTGAGATACTTTAACAGCTATCATTGCATCAATTTGTAATTGTGCACCCTGTGGATCCTCTTGTAACATCATTTGCATTGCTGGGTCATTAGCTATTGCAGCACCAACTTCACCTTGTGCTTTTAAACTAACATGTTCTGAGATGTGTCCCTGTAATAAAGCATAAACCATTGGGTTAATTTGAACCATTCTAGTTGCCATAAACGCTCTATGAGCTGCAATATGTGCATCATGGTTTTGTTGCGGGAAAGCTTTAGGTATTTTCATTTGTAATGCTTCCATATTTTCGATTGCAGGGTCTTTTGGAGTAGGAACATCTTCAGGTCTTAAAACATTATCAATATCTTTTGTGCCTAATGCTTCATAAACTCTTCTATACGCCTCTCTCACGTTATGTAATTGAGGTGCAGATAGTGCAATCTTCAAATTTTCGTTTGCAAGTGTAACTCTTTGCGATAATGAAAAAATATTTGGGTCAGCAACCGGTATAACATCAACTCTCTCGTCAAAATCAAGTGATTTTATCATTCTGTCAGCACCATAAACTGAATAAGGGTACATTGGTGGTAAATATGTAGAGAAAATTCCTGCTAAAAGTCTAAATTCTTTTCTCATTGCGTAGTAACATCGCTTATGTATGGCTGACATTACACGTGAACCACGTTCAAGCAGTGCAATTGTGCTTCCAACAGCTCTATTTTGTGCATCATTACCAACATCCATCTCTGTTATCGCTGCAAATCTCTGTCCAGCTTGCACAACAAAACCTAATAAGCTGTATAAAGTTTGTGATGGCTCTTTAAATGGTAAAATTTGAAATTGATCTCTTATATTTCCGCCTGGTGCATCAACATCTCTAAACTCTCCAGGCTGAAATGGTTGATCATCATCCCTAATTCTTATACCTCTAGACTTAAATCCTGCCGGTAAGTTTGATAATGTACCTGCATCAAGCAATTGTCTTAGTGCTTGTGTGGCAGTTCTAGATAATCCTCCGATCATATGGATTAATCCAAACCCATAAAAACCTAAACCAGGTAAAAATTTATAATGAACAAAATATTCTTTACGTTTTTTTGTTTCATCAGCCATGTCATAGTTTCTATAGATAGATAAAACTTCACCTGAACCTTCATCAATCGTGACTATGTACGGTATTTTCACTTGTTTTTCTGGATCTTGCATTTCAAACTCTTCTAAATTTAAATCTACATGCATTTCTAAAATGTTAAAATTTGTTGCCTGATCACCTGTTGGTGTAATCCCCTCTAACTCTTCATATTTTTTTTGTATTTGTGATTTTTCAGCTTGTGCAGGTTTTAATTGTACATCTCTATAAAACCCAGCCTTTTGTTGTTTTAAAATATCGTTATCACCCATTTTTACAACGTGTGTTATTCTCTCACAATCCATTAAATCTGTGGCGTAGTATGGAACAACTAAATCTTCGGCTGGTACAAATTTAGCAACAGCTCTCTGCATTATTTCGTCATAGTAAATTTTTTTAAATGCGGATCCTGCTAAAGGTAAATAAAATAATAATTGATCCATGTCTGGAGTATATTCCTCCATTTTCTCTGTGATCATATAATTCATAAATTCTTGAACACGCTGCGCTTGATTTGTTTTTGCGTCATCCTCATTACCTACTACTTTGGCTTTAACTGGACCATCGCTTGGTAATAATTCTTTGTAGGCTTGTGCTTGAAATTGTGTTACGGCTTCTCCTAGTAAAGGATGGGTCACACTCGCAGAACCTCTAAAAGGTCTAGTCATATCCTGGTATCTAAAACCTAATAGATCTAAACCACTGGTGTACGATGTTTCCCAATCCTTCCTAGAAACTTTATCTTTCTTATATTCATCAACTAAACTTTTAGAAATTCTTTGAAGAACTTCATCGCTTAAATCTAAAGCAATATTTTTATAAAATTCTTCAGTGGCATCAATAGCTTGTTCTTTTGTTACAGGTTGTTCTCCCTCTAACTCAATATCAACCGCCTCTTCCTGCGATTCATCTATCGCAGTTTCTAATGTTTTATCGATTTCAGCCATTAGATAATTTTTGTTTTTTTAGTTCTCATGACTTGGCCTTGGCCTCTTGTTACCATAGTCCCGCCCATAGCCTTAATCATTTTTCCTTTTTTTGCACCCATACCTGGACCAAATGGATCTATACCAAAAAATTCACTTTCTGGAATAATTGTTTTTCCTTTTGGAAACTTAGGTAAAAAAGCACCG